TTGGTGTAAATAATTCTGGTCCTAACTCTCCGACCATGTAAGATTTTCCCATTGCTACAGGACCGCCAGTAGCTTTTCCTGGTGTTTGGGCATCCGCTGCTTTTAATCCTTGTTTCAATGATTCTAATGTATCACCGGTAAAATTTAATGCTCCTGCTACAGTTAATGCTTGTACAACCATTTTACCCACTTCAGTTTCATTTACAAAATCTGAAGATTTTTTTATTATCTGATCTACAACACCTCCGGGTGCTGTAACAGCATTAACGTCAAATTGTGCTTGTGAACCAGCAACTGCAGATGATTCTTCTAGAGCTGTTTTTCTTGATATTATATCTGCAGTTCGTTGTGTATTTAATATTGCTAGATTTTTCTTTTGTTGTTTTGTTAAACTAGCTTCTTTTTCATTTTCAATATCAGATAATTCTTGTTGTAAATTAACTATCTCTAACAATTTTCCTTGATCAATTCCTAACAGTGCAGCTGCAGCTTCTCGAGCCATTAAATTGGTTTTTAGATCCTTGCCATGTTCTTTAGTTAATGATTCAATTATTTTTAATTGTTCTGCAGCATCTCCTTCTAGAGTTGCTCTATTATATGCAGCTGCAATGTTTTTATATTCTTGTGTTTCTAAAGCTTTGCCGGTAAACAATTGAAAATCATATGATGCTTGAGTTTGTTTTTGAATATCCAACATGTTATCGCCAGTATTCTTTAAATCAGTTAATGTTAATCCTAATCTTCTAGCATCAATAGTTGTTCTCATTAATGCATCTGGTAACATTTTACTATATTGTGCGATTATGTCTGTACTAGTATTTGATATTTCTGCAAAAAATGTTTGAAATCCTCCAGTAATACCTTCATCATCTAATGCTTTTGCTGTATTAATATATTCTCCAATTGATGGTATTAACTCTGTATTTTGTAAATTAGATAATCGTCTTACTGCTAATGCTTCATCTGCACTTAATCCTAAACGTTCTCGTAATATTTCATTACCTCGAAGTAAATTTTTATAGTAACCTTGATTTCCTTTATCTAATCTTCCTAGTCCAGGTATTAATTTATTTATTTCTGTTACATATGTTTTTGCAGACCTGGTATTAATATTTAATGATTTTCCAACTTGATCAATACTTTTTGCAAATGCTATGGATCTATTAGCTGATATATCAAATGCTTCATTTATTCCTTTTGCTCTTTGTTCTAAAATATCAAAACGTGTAACAGCATTTTTAGTTGTTCCTTCGATTAATTGTAATAAAGCAATTTGTTTTTCTAGTAATAAGTTGAATTCTACACCAGCTGGAATTAAATCTTCATATCCATCTTGTAACTTTTGAAGCTCCTGTTTTACTTTTTCTAATGCATTAACCGGATCATCACCTAGGTCTGGGATCTGAGATGTTTTGGGTAATTGTTTTAAATTATATAATTGATTTTGTATTGACAACTTTGAATATCCTTTTTTATAAATATTTAAAAAGGACCTTTTTCTATTTGTTTAGACGATTTATTTCCCAATTGTTGTTTTTGTTGAGCTTCCTTTTTATCATTATATATTTTTTCTAATTTTTTTATATAAAATGATCGGAGATATACTGGCATATAGTATAATGTCTCCCAGTCCCATTTTCCTTCTCCAAGCCATAATAAATCAAATAGATTAGAGTGTAACTTTGGTCTGTCTTTAGAGGTTAGGCCAAAAAAGGTCTGGTCCAAATTGAAACCCGGCAGTAAAGGTGCCTCCGTCTTCACCTTCAACTTCTATTTCTGTTACCAATCCAGGCATATTATCTAAAACATGTTTTTGAAACTTTTTAGATTCGTGAAATGTAAAGTCATATTGAATATATTTTTTTATATCTTCTATATTTCTTTTTTTATTAATTTCACGTATCAATGTTAACAAAAATGATGAAATACGATTTGATTCTGTAACTTCGATATTTTGTTTTTTTGGAGCATATGAATAATGAATTATAGATCCATCTTCACAATGATATATACATTCGCCAGCTTCATTTGTATCTAAATTAACCGATTTAAATTTTAAATTATTTAAATCTACAGAACGATCAATTTTATTTTTTGTTTTTGGGTCTTTAACTATGATTGGATATTTACTTCCATATGCTGAAATTCTGGCATTTACAATCAATGCTTCTTTATCGAAAACAGCTAATTCATTGATATCAATGTCAGAAGTTATCAATGAATCTAAAAGTTTATCTAATACCACTCCTTCATTTATATATGATGCATTTGTTAATATATCTTCATCATATGCGGTCATATGACGCATTTCAACACTACCTTGTCTTAATAAACTATCTTCTGGATATATTTTACCTGCAGATGGTAATTTTACTATGTCAGCTGGTAGTTTTGATTTTTGTTTTTTATCGTATTGTTGTTTTGCTAAATTAATTAAATTTTTATCGTCATAACGATCTGTTACTTTTGTCATATAAAACTCCTTTTAATAACTTTATTATAAATATATATTATCTAGAAAAGTAAAGAATATATATAACAGTAGTTCCTAATGCTGCACCCCACCAAGAAGAAACTTGATTTTTTTCAGATCTAGATAATCGATACCCAGTTCTTTTTTCTAAACTCCATTTTTTATTTGCTTTAGGCTTTACATATGTAAATACAATTGATGGAACTGCAGTAAATGCTAGTGATGAAACTTTTGGATTTCTAGTTAAACCTCTAGTATTGTAATATGTATAAAAATAAGAACTAAAAAATCCTATAGTAAATGGTATTCCTGGAATATGATCTTGATATCCTTTTGTTCTACCCATTACATAATCATTCATTTGTATTGTAGTAAATGGTTGTTCTTTTTCTTTATATAATATAGATAATTTATTATTTTGTTTGTATCCAAATACAAATTCTGTTGATATATCTTTAAGAAAATTATTTTTATTGTATAATATAATATTATTATCAGCAAATACTATTTTTCCAATAATTGGTTTTTCTTCAAATCGAAAGATAGTATCTTGACAAAATATATTAAAACTTAATAAGGATAAAAATACAATAAATATACAATTCATATGTTACCTAAATTTAAATTGTAACAGTATGAAGTTGAATAAACTCTTTATAATAAATATTTTTAAACAGTAAAAATGGGAGCAATAAACTCCCATTATTTGAAAAAATTAATACTTTAATACTGCATAGTCATAAGACAATGTTAATGAAATTTCAACTGCAGATTCGTTTGACCAATCCATATCTCCAAATGATGCATCATTAATATATGCTCCTACCAATTCCCATTCTTCTATTTTTTCGCCTGTTGGTGATAAAGAATAAAAATTAATATTTCTTTTATATGATGAAGCACCAGTTGCATATCCATCTCTACCAGTTAATGATTCATGATGACTACGAATCCATGTCATCACTGCTTGTGCACCAGATGGAACAATTGCATCATATAATGTTATACTTAGGTCTTGCCATCTTGTTTTTCCTTTAACTTTTCTTTCAACATTAATATGATCTAAAACGACATTTCCGTTATTAACACTTGGTCTACCAGATGCTTTTATTAAATGAGATGGAATATCTTGAAATTCCATAATAAACCTATTGGTCATTTTAGGTTCCCAATCAAACGCTTTTGCAAATAAATCGGTATAATCGACTCCTGCTAAATTTTGTTCTAATTGAGTTTGACCTTGATTTGGTAATTCTTTAAGTAAATCTATGTTTATTGACATTTTATATCCTATTTTATATAAATATATTCATTTCTAAAAATTAATCAGGAAATGAAGCACCAGTTGGTTGAATAGTAAAGTCTAACACAATAAATTCTGCAGTTCTGGTTGGCTGTAAGAATAATTGTCCTACTAAAAAGTTTTGATCAATTACATCCGGTGTGTTATTTGTTTCATCCATTATTACACGGAATGCACTTAAACCTGATTGAGCTACTACATCTTGCAAATAAGGATTTACTATTTGTAAAAATCTATTTCTTGTTGATGCAGTGTTTTGTTCAAATACTAAAAATCTAGTAGCAGAAGCAATAAATTTCTTAACGGTGATTAATAATCTTCTAACATTAACTCTATCTAATGCAGATGGTAATGCTTGTAATGTTTTTTGTCCCCAAATACATACTCCTTCGTTTGGAAAATTAGCAATTGGATTAATTCTATTTTCATATAATTCATCTCTATCAGATTGAGATAATCTTATATATGTTTTAGATACCATTGATAATCCACCTCTATTTAGTCCTGCAGGAGCAAACCATGGATGTGCAATTCTATCTGTAAATGATAACACACTAGGAACAACAACTGATGGTGGTACCCATAATGATTTAGGTGCACCAGCTGGTTGTGCTAATACCCATGGATAATATGTTGCTGCATAACTTGAATCCAATGTTTTAACAGTATTCTTAGCTGTGCTAATGTTACTTGTTTTTCCAACAGGATCCATTACATAAAAAGCATCAGCTCTTGATTCACATAATAATATACCAGCATTAGTTACTGAAGGATGTATTTCATGAACTACCCCTGGTGTTATTAACATATTGAAATCATATTGATCTGTATTTGACAATGTATTGAATGCGTTTTTATATGCAGTTGTTCCAGATTTTCCGTCAGCTGAACAATCAAATCCGAATGCATTCGTAGAAGAAATATTTTCTCCAGAATATTTTGGTAGATTTGGTCTAGCTCCATCAAATCCTCCTTGTATAGGAATTATAAACTTTCTTGTTCCAATAGCTATGTTAGCATTTATAATGCCGGCGTCTAATGCTGTTCCAATTGATCCAGAATATGGTGCAGATGATGGAAAGCTAGCTCCAGCATCTTGATTTAAATCTCCCAAATAAAAATCTGAGTTATTACCTGTTGTTGATCCAGAAGTTGGAATTGGAGCAAGATAATTTAAGTTATTTGTATTCGTATAATCAAATCCAAAGAATATATTTGAATTATATCCAGATGTTCCAACTTGTGTAGTTACATTTGAACTAGCAACTAAATTAATACTTGCTGATGGATTTAATATTGGAGAACTTACTGCTTTATATCCAAATGGTATTGCACTAGGATTAATTTTATTTTCAACTGCAGTTGTTACCTCAACTCTTATATATTTTGAATTATTATCAAAAGTTCCTGATTCAACCAATCTTTTAGAAGATGGGTCAATATACTTATGAACATCACCAATTACTTTTGAAATATATCGAGGAGAATCTGGATTTAAATTTAAATTAGTAAATGATTCTAGAATTGCTGGTGATGTGTCAGTATCGTCAGAATCAAATGGAGATAATAAAATATTTTTACTATTAACAGCTCTTACTATTAAATCAAATTTACCATATCCTGTTTGTTCAGGATTTTCAGCAGCTGTTATAATATTTTGTATACCTATTTTAAAATCATAATTTTCACCCGTTCCATGAGATAATGCATGTACTTTAAATAAGTTTCTTGATGTTCCGCTTATTTTTTGGGAAGTAATAAATGGAGAAGCGGGAGCTTTAAAGTCTTGTAAATATTCGTAATTGTCAATAATTTGTAACTTAACTGATACATTGCCTATATTACTAAATTCATTTTTAATATTTTCATTTTCATATTGAACATATACAGGATAATCAATTGATTTAGGATTACTTCCAAATATTTTTTCTATATATGAATTGCTTGAATTATTTATAGAAGCAGAAATTGTTGTGTTAACTCCTGTAGTAGAAGCAAATCCAGAATATCCAGGATATGTATTATCAACACTATATGAACCAGAAATTGTTATGGAAAATGATCCTGACTCTCCACTAGCAATGCTTGAATTTTCAAAAACATTATCATCTGCAGAATAATTTATAGGAACGGTTGGGTGAATAATATGAGATACAACACTTTTCTTTCCTGCGCCAGAGCCAGACTCTGCAATAACTGCTAATGCTCCATTAGTTAATTTGTAACCATTTTCATATAATAATCTTGTTACTGTTAATGTTCCTGCGTTATCTAAATATTCTTTTGCTGTAAATGGTAGATATGAATCTTCTGTATATGATCCAAATATACTTTCAAATTCAGCATAATTTTTTACTTGTGTTGGTATTTGTGCCGGGCCTTTAATAGTAGGTCCAATTAAAGCAGCACCTATTTCACCAATTCCTTGGGGTAAAAATGACTGATCTATTTCATTAGTAAATACACCTGGCGATACGATTCTTTCGGCCATCGATTATTCTCCTATAATTATGTTTATTATAAATATATAACAAAACTTGAAAAAACTAGTTATTTGGCGTAAATGTGCCTTCTTCAAGATTTATTTGACCTTGCCCGTATTTTTCTTGTAATGAATTAAATAATTCTTGTTCTTGATTTCTTAACTCATCCAGCTTTTGAAACATTTCATTTTTCTTTTCTTCGATCATTACCAATTGATTGTTAATTGTTTTTTCATCGATTTGCATTAACCCTAATGTGTTGGTGTATTCTGTGAATTGTCCTTGGATATTTGTTATGGATTCAATGTCTGCTTTTGCAAGTTTTTTTGATTTCATGTTGTAACTTTCTTTTAATTTTATTATAATAAAAATTTATTTATATTCCAAATCTTGATTTTAAAGCATTGTAGTTGTGTAGAACTTCATTTGCTGATAAGGCACGGTTATAAAAATGAAAGCATGAAAAACTTAAATTTCCATTTAACCCCCCAGCTCCAAATGGTCCTCCATATGCTCCTATATTCCAATTATATGTAGAACTCCACATTAAAGTACCTGTTACTGATTTTGTTTGTATTATAGATGCATTTTTATAAAATACAATATTACTACCATCCCAAGTACCTGTTAAGTATTGAAATTCAGAAGTAGAAGATGTTGTTGTAGATGCAGATGATATTTCTGAATTTGTTCTAATTCCAAATTTAGTAGCACCGTTACCCCCATTAATCCAAAAAGTACCTGCAGAATTATCTATAGGAGCTGCTAACCAATAATTTCCTCCTGATGCTGCCGTATCTCCCATTACCCACATACCAACAGTTATATTAGTATAAGAAGAATTTTTAGTGTCCGATAATTCAATATAATCATCTGTACCGTCCAATTCTATATATTTTGCTGAGTTTTGTGATAAATTTAATTTATTAGTAGCTACATTATTTATAGATCCTGATTGGGAAGTTTGTAACGTATTAAATATAGATGTTTCAGTTCCTGTATGGCTGGCTTTATTTGTAGCATCCATGTTGAATACTAGCCCATCCGCTATTATTGGAGTTGATATTGAACCTCTTCTGATTCCCATATTATATTGATTTTATTATTGTTTTAATATTGTAACCTGCTGTTGTAGAGAAAGCTGCTAATTGTGCTTGACTTTCGGATATATGAACTTTCATCACTAAATCTGATGTTGAGCCAATATCGGTTGTGGTAGTCTCTGTGAAATTAAGACTCGAACCGTTCCATACTGACATTATGCTTCCTGCACGTGCATTTGACCCCGAATGAGCCGTGTACTCAAAGAATGCTCCTCCATATGAACTTGTATCCAATCCATAAATTGACTGCGTTACGTTAGCGTTATTAGAACTTATGACTGCGGTTGTGTATAAAGATTGAGGTGATTTGCCTATGTAAACTTCTCCTGAAGCTGATGCTTCTAGTACTGGAAGACCTGTTTTATCGTTTGCTGTGAATATAGTTCCATCTAAATCATCGTCTATTGCAAATAGTGTACCTTCTGATCCTATTACTTCAAATACTGTTGAACCTGAGCCTTCTACTGTTAATGTTGCTCCCGAAGCTGAATTTGCTGTGTTAACACTATCTACTTTTAACTGTGGTATAAGAACTGAACCTGAAGTTAATGATGCAGATATTGGAAATATTACTGCATTAGAATCCGTACCTTGCCCTATTCTAAGATGACCTTCTCCAAAATGTCCTTGACTACTTGGACCAACATTTCTATGACCTATTAATATATTATTTTGATTACCATCATTACTATCGATGTTAATACCGGCATTTCTACCTATATAAATTCCATGATGATCTCCATCTCCAATACCTCCTTGTAATCTTCCTCCTGCACTTGTTCCTATTGCTATGACATAATTAAGAGCATTTCCTGCGGTACTATCAGCTCCTAATGCAGTTTTACCTATAGCTATAACATCTTGACTTGTAGTTAAATATTCTCCAGCTTTATAACCTACTAAAACATTATTATTACCACTAGTTAAATCATTACCTGCTACTGCTCCTATAAGAGTATTATCTAAAGCGGATGTAGAAGAAATTGACATATTTTCTCCAGCTGCTCTACCTATTACTACATTATTAGTGCTTAATCTATTTCTTCCACCAGGAACAAGTGATCCTGATACTGTTAATGATCCTGTTATTTGAGCATCTCCGGAGAATGGGAAAGGATCTGATGCTGGTAAATTTGTTAGTTGTGAACCATTACCTTGGAATGAACCAGAGAAATTTGGTGCTGATGCTGTATTGTAGAATGTTACATCTCCAGTTGCTAAATTACCCTGTATAGTGGTTATACTTCCACTACCTATTTTTAATTCACCATTTCCTGTTCCATCAGCTGCAGAACCAAATCCTATCATGATGTTTCCATCATCATTATCTAAACTTGCTCCAGCATAATATCCTATAGCAATATTCATTTCACCTGAAGCTATAGAATCTAAAGCATTTGTACCTATAGCTATATTCTCTTTACCTGAATTAAGGTTAAAACCTGCATTTTTACCTAATGTAACATTATTAGTACCTGTAGTTAAATTCTTACCAGAATTGCCTCCTATAGCAAGATTGTAACTTCCTCCTCCGGTTGAACCACCTGCTGCTGAGTATCCTATATAAACATTTGTAGAACCTGCAGTATGACTATCTGCTGCTTCTTTACCTATTACAACATTATCATTTCCAGTACTCCAAGCTAAACCTGCTTTATATCCTATAAAAACAGAATTAGAATTTGTGTAGGCTTTTGCAGCTTCAAATCCAATAGCTGTATTTCCTGAATTACTACTTAAAGATTGTAAAGCTTGATGCCCAATAGCAACATTTTGATCACCTGTAGTTAAACTATCTGCGGTATTAGTACCTAATATAACATTATTATTTGCACTTGCTTGCATTGCTACACCAGAACCCGATCCTAATACTATATTATCTGAATCTAATGTAAATGCACTAAATGATCCTGATATTGTTAATGATCCTGTTATTAAAACATCTCCTGTAGCGCTTGCACCTTCTGTTACTACTTGTGCTAATGTTGGTGTTGGACCTGCTGGTATTGTAGTATTACTAGCTAAATTTAAATTAGTACCATCACCTTGGAATGAACCTGAAAAATTCGCAAATGAAGCAGTAGCTGTATTAACCCCAGATGTTAAATTACCTCTATTTATAAATACTTCATTGGAAGATGATACTTGAAATAATGGTAAACCTGAAATATTGTTTACTTCCATTAAAACACCATCTAATCCATCTGCTACTGAGAATAAAGGGCCTGCTGATCCTTCTACTTCAAATATTCCTGATTGGCTTACTGAACCAGATCCTATTAATCTTAATGCGGTTGAGTCTGTGTCTCCTACTGTATAGGATTGAGATACTATTAATGAACCAGATATTTGAGCATCTCCTTCAAATGGGAATGGTAATGTTGAAATTGATGTGTTACTTGATAAATCTAGATTTGTTCCGTTTCCTCCGAAAGATCCGGTGAATAACCCATATGATGCGGTAGCTGTTCTACTACCCGATAAATTCCCTGATGCAGTTATTTCTGCTAAGACGGCATTACTGCCAGATAAAATGACTTTTTTCCAGTTTGGCATTTGCTTCTCCTATCATGGTTGGTTACAGTATTAATACTGCCCACTTCCTTTTCAGGCCAATAATAAGTTTATTTTAATATAAATATATAACTATTTAGATTCATTAACAATTAATTGTAACTTAACAACTGCTTCATAAACCTTTTGTACATCTTCACCTTTAAAGGTACAATTTTTAATTAAGCCCATCATCCATATTGCTTCATCTTTTGTGAATTGTGGTTGAAATTGGGTTTCTTGAACGGCTTGTTCTTTTAATGCTTTAAATTGTTCATATGACTCTTTAACAACGTTATTATCGATTTTTATTTTATTTTGTTTTTTAGGATTTCTGATAATAGGCATAAACTATATATTTCAATTTTAATTATATATTAATAAATATTTAACATATTAATTTTATATAAAAAAAAGCGGAGAAATTAATCTCCGCTTCTCAATATAATAAATTAAAAACTTTAGTATATATTATCCTGCATATACAAATAGATCACCAGTAGAGTTAACTTTAAAGTTACCTATTTGATCAAATGAGGTTTGTGATCCTGTAGTTACAAGAGGAACAAATCCTCCTACCGTTAAACTTGTAGCAGATGCACCTGCATGAGTTCCATCAGCAGTTACAGATAAACGTTTCAAAGTAGAATCAACAAAAAGTGCAGATCCAGAATTAACTGCAGGTGCATCTACAGAAAGACCGATATTATTACCAGAAAATATTAGTCCAGAATCTTGTTTAGTTGCACCGGATGAACCTGAAGATAATAATATTAATGCATCTTTAACATTTAAATTCGTAGTTTGTACTTCTGTGGTATTTCCTTGTACTATTAAGTCTCCTGCTATAGTTACGGTGTCAGTTGCAGCATTACCTAAAGTTGTATTACCACTTACATCAAGTGATGTTAATGTACCAACACTTGTAATATTTCCTTGTGCTGCAGTTTGTACAGTACCGGTTAAATTACCAGTTACATTACCAGTTACGTTACCTTTAAATCCTGCTGATGCAGTAACTTGAGGTACTGATAATCTACTTTTGCCTGGATTATAAGTAAGATCGCCATCAGTTTCTAAAGCTGTGTTACCTGTAGCACTTGCACCTGCACCAAATACTAAAACATTGTTTTCATCTGTAGATTCATTGTCAGATAAATTAACCTTGGTTGTATTAGTTGCATTAGTTGCATCAATTGCCGAAGAAATAAGACCAGATCCCGTAAACGAACCGGTGAATTCTGTTGTTGCCAAAGTACCAAAAGAGTTACCTGGATTTTCTACAACGCTGCCTGGGTTTGCAATTGATGATGAAATTTTATTATTTGTAATTGTAATGCCTAAACCTGCAGATAATAAAGTAGATGCATCGTCGAATGTAAATGCTCCGTTTGCACCAACTTTAACTGTTTGTCCTGCTACTGGTGTATCAGCTACACTTCCTGATAACATTGCGGTTGTTACTTTATCAGATCCTATAGTTGCTACACCTGCATTTGATAATGTTATATCTCCAGAAACACTAGTTCCTGTTGGGACAGCACTTGCGTTCCCCATTAATATTTGGCCGGCTGTTAATGCCTTACCAACTTGATTTGCTCCTGCTCCTGCGCCTACTACTACTTGATTAGAAGCAATACCATCATTAATGACATTAGCAAAGGCTGCTGTGGATCCTGAGACAATGACTTTTTTCCATGTTGCCATTTTAATTCCTTTTATTTAATTTATTATATTTTTATTTTATTATATTATGTATACTTTATACTATATATAAATATTGTTATATTAAAAAAACACAATCAATCTATACCTATCCAAAATGAGCTTCCGGAATACATGATTCCTCCAGAAGAAGGGATAGGAGTTAATCTTTCTTGTTTTCTTAAATTCATTATACTTTGAGATGTTATTATCAAAGCTGAAGTACTATCATTTTCATGAACTTCTAATATATTTGTGGTTGTATCATCTGGTTTGAATTGTAATGATCCAGTAGTAAAAGTATCAGTAGTAAATATTTGTTCTATTGTATCACTACCATCTTTTGATCTTTTAAAGAATAATTTTCCATCATATACATTAATTGATAGTTCTCCTGCCTGTAAAGTATTTACTAACGGGGTTGATCCAGCTGTCGTAGATCTTCTTAATCTTATTACATTTCCAGTTGACATTATTTAAAATGAGCCTCCATCTATAACATGACTAAATCTAAGTTCTGTTCTACCATCTGCAGATTTTGAGACATATGCAATTTCATTATAGCTAGAATTACTCATAGTTGTAAATGTTTGACTTCCAGTAATAAATAATGATCCTGTAAATAAATGAGTATCATCAAATGAATCGCCAAATATAGTTGAACCAGAAGAAAATGATTGAGTCATAAATGTTACAGAAGATGAAACTATGTATCTAGTTGCTACTAAATTACCATTAATATTGAAATTAGTTTCTCCTCCAGAAGTTGATAATGTAACTAAATCATCTGAACCACTAGTAATTTTAAATATATCATTAGACCCTACATTAATTGAAGCTGATACTGATCCTGATGATATAAATTGAGCATTTCCTCCACCTCCACTACCTCCGCCATTAGCTAATGCAGTATCAACCATATCTCCTGTATATATAAAACAGTCAATTGATGTTGGAACAATTGAAGCTACTGTTGAATCTGCATCTTGTACATATAATATTCCAGCAAATGTATCTAGATACCAATCTACATCGTCTGCAGGACCTATTCTGTTTCCAGCTGATGCAGATACTCTAGGAACATATGGATTATCATCCCCTAAAATACTTGATAAATTTGATGGAACTATTTGAAGTTTACCTACCGATCCAGATGGCATTGAATTATTAACAAATACTCCAGATCCTTTTCCTGAAAAATTATTTGCAGTTTCTGATTCATATGAACCTGTTAATCTTAAAG